TGGCATACCAGTAGAGGATGCGGTTGAAGAAGTCTTTGCCCCAGAATTACCTCCTGCTGGTGCACAGGTTGAGCAACCGTCCCCTGTTCCCGCCGCGCCAGCAGGAGGCGCTCCTCAAGCACCACAAGGTCCAGCACCACTACAAAGTCTTTTAGCAAGTTTAACATCAGGCGGAGAAGCCTCAGCATCAGCAAGGACAGTTACGCGACGCTAACCTAAGGAGGGGACAATGACAACGCTTGTAGCAATTCAAGGAAATGGTTGGGCAGCCGTTGGCTGTGATTCTCGTTCATCTGGTGATGATGGTCGCTTTATGGAACTAGCAACACATAAGATTATTGAAAACAATGGAATTTTAATTGCAGGTTCTGGCGCTAGTCGTGGTTCTAATATTTTGCAGTTTGGGTGGAAAGCACCTAAGCCACGTGTTACCGATGACCTAGATGTGTTTATGACACAAACATTTATACCATCAATGCGTAAATTGTTTATTGATTCTGGTTATGACATGAAAGAAGACGGGGATGCAGCAGCACATGATTCTCAATTTCTTGTTGTCGTTCGCGGAGTTATTTATCCTGTCTTTGAAGATTATTCTTGGGACCGCGATGTTCGTGGTATCTATTGTTCTGGCAGTGGTGCTGACATTGCTCTCGGTGCCATTGAGGCTTTTGCTAATTCTAGAAAGCAAACTACGCCAAAGGTGGCGGAAATAGATATTAGAATGGCAATTAAAATTGCGTCTCGCTGGGATATACATACTGGCGAGCCAGTTGTAGTAAAGATACAGAACGCAAAATGAGCAAAGAGTTTAGAAATAAAATAGAAGAAGCATTAAAAATTCTTATAGAAGAAGATGAGAAGGGGACTGAGTTTATCTGCACCAACTGGTTAATGATAACCGAGTGGGCAGACTACGAAGGGACCCGATATTTACATACAGAAGTTAGCGAAGCCATGACACCATGGAACGCATACGGGATGATGAAGATGGCACAAGAGTACAACAGCGAAGTACTTGGTACTAAGCACGAACCTATTGAGCAAGAGGAGGATGAAGAGTGACAACTGCACCAATGGATAACCGTGGTGGGTATCGCCCAACAGCCCCTCAAAATAACCCAGCAAATGTTTCTGCAACTGGTGGCAATGGGCAATCAGGCCGTGCCACACAACCAGCAAAGTATATTGCTGGCATGCCGTATGGCGAGGGACAAGCAACCATGGAACAACAAATGGGTGCACCTATGCAGGGTACTGAGCAAGTTGGAACTAGTCGTTTAGATATTACTCCATTAACCGCTGAAACAAAGTTTAAGGATGAGCCAATTACTGCTGGTGCAGATTTTGGCCCTGGTCCTGATTCTAGTATTTTAAATCTTCCTAGCGCTGAGCAAACGGTTCTTTCTGTTCTTAGAAAGATTGCACAACAAGACCCAACTGGTGACAGTGAATTAATTTATCGCATGCTAGAAGATAGTGGTGCTTAATGCCAGAGGTACCATTAGACCCATCTGTAGCACAGTTAAGTCCTAACTTTTATTCTGCTGCTATTAAATCAACCCTTGACAGTAAGTCAAGAGTTATGGTTGAGCAATTGTCTCAAAGCCATAAAAAGGGTAAAGACTTACTTAAACTAAGCGACAAAAAAGCACGTGAAGAATTTTTAAAACTTGACCCAATTGTGCAAAACAACATTCGTTATATTTATTCTGACAAAGAGCAATTTCTTCCAGAACAAGGTTTCTTGGGCAAGGCTGTGCAAACTGTTGGCAAAGCAGCAATGGGAAGTGCTACTGCTGTTTTTAGTCCATTTATTGCAGCCTTTAAGGCTGCAGAAGAATACGGACAGGTTTTAAATACAGCAAACATTGCTCGTGTTCAAATGGAACAAGGTAAGCCATTTACAAAAAAACTTCTTTCAGATTCTTATAATGGATTAAACTCTTGGCGTTGGGACAAAGTTGCTAAATTTGAAAAACAATACGGAAAAGCATTAATTACTTTAGCAAGAGGTAATGCAGAAGGCCGCACAATTGGTGAGTCAATTGATGAGTATGGTCCAGTTGATGCTGATATGTATGCTGCTATTCAATTTATGGGAGATGAACCCACTAAGTTTCAAAATCTTTTAAGTACACTTAAATCAGAAACTCAAGTTTCACCAGGCCGTGACTTTGCAAATAAATTTCCTTCAACAAATACTACTGTTAATAAAAATCATTGGGCTGTTAAGTTTAGTAAAAAACTTGGTTTTGATGTATCAACTGAAGAGGGTATAGCAAAATCAAAAAAGTTAATTTCAGGACCAGTTGATGCTATCTATCAAGTTGTTATTGACCCATTAACTTATGTCGGTGTTGGTCCAGGAGTTAAAGCAATTACTAAAGGTGTAGACGGTATTGCCGTTAATGCTCAAGAAGCATTACGATTTGTTGGTTTAAAATCTCGTGGACAAAAAATGGCAGACCAGTATCAGTTTATTTCTGAAAAGGCTGGCACTGCTTCTGCTGGAATGGATTGGGCGTTTCGCCAACCAGAAGTTATTAATTTTTGGGATGAACCAGAACGTGGCCTTGGTCCACTAATGAAGCGGTATACAGAGGCTGAAAGCCCAACTGTTAAATCTCAAGTATGGAATCAAATTAAACAAGATTATCCACAGTATCGTAATAGAGAATTAGTAAAATTAATTTCAACAGAAATGAAAAAAACTAATGACTATAACGCTGTTGGTGCAAAGCGATTTTTTACACAAGTAGATGATTTTGACACAATGCTTAGCGGTCCAGTCGACGGTGTTTCATTCCGCCGTGATGGTATTCCTGTTGCTCGTTTTTATAGAAACATGACATCTGCAGTTCACAGAACTGCTTATGATTTGTTTAATCCTACTATTGGTGCAAAAGCAACTGATGATGCAATCCGTCAAAATGACGAAGGTTTAAAGTCTATTATGGATACATTAAAAACAGTATCTAATGACTCGGAAGTTTTACTTAATCCAAACATTGAAGATATTTTTGCACTACAAAGCAATGTAAAAAGCGCACGCAAAATTGCTTATCAAATTGGAACTGGTTTAAGCCGTTCTCCTGGTCGCATCCTTTGGGGTGATGATTCTATTAAGACAGTTGAGAGTGTAAGAAATTTAGCCAATCAAGTAATGGATACAAAGTTTGCTGATGCTTTTGCTGAGGCTTATCCAAACGAACCAGCAGAAGTCCAGATTACAATGATTCGTAATCTTTACAATGCATTTATGATTAAAATTGGAATGTATGGTAGCCCTGGCGGTAGGGCGCAAGCAGAAGAAATCCTTGCTAAAACCTTTAATGAAACAGGTATGCTTTCTACAACAAGAAGCGAAGTGCCTCTTGAGTGGGTAGACGAGATTAGCCCTAATTTAATTCGTTACGAAAATGATATTCCATTTCAGGCTTCAAAAGGAATTATTGAACCATCTCAGATGACAGATGGTATATCACCACTTCCTTATGATTTGCTGTATCAGTATGCTGCTACATCTAAACTAAGTGAAAAGACTAACTTTACAAACCTACTTGGTGGGGCAACAAGAAATAATTTTGTTCGCAAGTACACAGATTTTTGGGCAAACGCTACGCTTTACCCACGTTTAGGTATACGTTCTGCTATTGATGAAACATTTTTCTTTTTTATGTATGCGCCTTACTATGACGTTAAGGCATTTCTTAAAGGTGAAGCAATATTCCCAACAAGAGCCTTAACATCTATTACTGGTTCTAAATCATCTCAAGGTCAGTATGCCCGTGGGTTGTATAAGGTTATGAAAAACCTTGACCCAACTAAAAAGTTTAGTCCCGAAGTTCGCTATAACGCTATTAAAAAGTTAGCGGAAATAGAATCTGTTAAGCGTGGATACAATGTTCCTCAAGCAGAAATTTCAATGGCGTTAATTCGTGAAGATATGGTTTACCGCGCTCAAGATTTATACAAAAATACTGTTTCAGAATCAACTTGGAAAAACATTGAAAAGTTAATGCGTAATAACCCAGTTGTATTTGAGTCAATGATTAACTCTATGGGTGCACGTACTTCTATATCTGGAAAAATAGATGTAGATTTTATAGATTCAATGTTTACTCCTAGCAATTTGAGTAAAATGATGACAGATGCTGGACTTGTAAAGAGTGGTAAATATACCGCTCGACAAGTTTCAGAAATGTCAGAGTCAGCCATTGCTGTAACTCACTTTGATAACTGGTCTATTCGTTTTCCTTACAACAGTGAGCCTATTGCACCTGGAATTAAGTTATCTCCAGCCCCAGTTTTTTACAAGCATAATGCATTAAAGACAAAAGATGATTTTATTGCAGCCCGTAATGAGTTAATGGAATCAATGGGCGTTGGATACAATGATGAAATTGAAGGCTTTGCTGTAACTAACCCAGAACTAGCCAAAAGATTTCTATCAAAGTTTTCATCAACAGTTTACTATCGCCAACAGGGTGTACCAGATGAGGCAATTGCACGTATCCATGTAGAGAACATGCTTCTTGATATGAGAAACACTTTTCATGGTGGGCCAAACTCTTATAATGACGAACTGTTTGATTTAGTTAAAAGTAAGTACGCAGAAATTGAAATCTTCCGCATGAAGTCTAAGCAAAATATGGACAATGCTTGGGAAAATGCATCTGCTGCTCTTACCTTTGATGAGTTCCAAAAGGCAACAGTAGGTCGTCACCCAGTAAGTGGTGAAATTAATACACGACTTGTTAGCCATGGCGACAATAAAGATATGGCTGTCTTTGAAGAAGAAGGCGGATTGCCTAAGATTCTTGAAAAGTTCCAGAACTGGTCTATGGAAGTAATGGATGCAACCGTTACTGGTATGTATCGCCAAAAGGCTTTGTGGATTTACTTTGACCAAAGAATGGATAGCCTTGTTCCTTATGAAAACATGCTACGTAATCGCATGGAAAGAGAATTAATTGAGCAAGGCATGGCCCCAGCCTTGGCTAAATCTAGAGCAGCAGCACATGCTGAAAAGCAGACTGTTGAAATTGCCTTTAAAGACTCAAGCGAAAAACTTTTAGAGTATGTAGATAATCCAGAAGTTAAATCTAACTTTGCGGTATCAGTCCGTTCTGTTGGTAGATTCTACCGTGCAACAGAAGACTTTCATCGCCGTATGTATCGTCTATTTACAAAAGCACCACTACGCTCTTTGTATCGTTTGCGTTTGCTAAATACTGGTTTAGATGCAGCAGGGGATGTTTACGAAGACGATAAGGGAGACAAGTACGTTGTATTCCCTACAGATACTATTATTAACTCTGCAATTGAACCAGTTATTCGTACTCTAACTGGCAACAAGACATTTAACATACCAACATTTAATGACATCACATTAAAGTTGCGTTTGATTAACCCATCTTTTGCACCAGATGCTGGTCAACCAGCGTTTGCTGGTCCTATTGGGGCGGTAAGTATTCTTTCTGTTCGTGCATTGCTGCGTAACATAGTTCCATTTGCAGAAAGAATTTTACCTGGAAGTCAAGAAGGCATAGTTGCAGAACTACAACCTAAGTTTGAAAAAGCCGCTGACATAGTTGGTCAGATTGGATTAGGCTCTTTTGCTGATTCAATGACATTTAGAAAAGCAATAACACCTATGTTGCTTGATACAAGTTTAGGTGCACTTTCAACACTTACTCCGTATGAATGGGATAGACAGTCTACAACTGCAACCCTTCAGGCAATGGCTTATTTCCAGGCTAATGGATTAGGTATTTCAGAAAATGCTACAGCCGAAGAAAAGAAAAAGTACATTGATAATCTAAAGATTTCTGCTAGCAATATTATTATTGCTCGCACTATCTTAGGTTATATATCTCCAGGTATGCCAACATTTAAGGAAAGTAAAGACCTACCCGCATATATGCGTAAGGTTGGTATTACATCCTTTAAGGCAGAGTTCTGGGATATTTACAATGGTATTCTTCGTAATGCTGGAGATGATGTTAGTGATGTATTTGACCTAGCAGTTGCTACATTTGTAGGTAAGAACCCAGGTAAGGTAATCTGGACAGTGCCACGCACTGAAAAAGAATACAAAGTGTTTATTGCACAAACAACTGAGGTTAAAGACTGGGCTATTAAGAATAAGTCTTTTGTTGATACTTACAAGGAAGTTGCTTATCTGTTTGCGCCACGTGCTGGCGACTATAACTCAGATGTTTATAACTGGTTGCAAGCAGAAGGTTTAATTAAATTACCAGAGTTTGAGGATTATTTGTTACGTCTTCAAATTGCAGAGGACAAAGAACAATACTTTGAAATCGGTAATCAGTTAGAAAAAAGACTTGAAACAGTTGGTATAACACAAGAGCGCAAAGAGTTAATTAACATCGCTGCTCAATCTAAAAAGGATTTAATTACTTCTAATCCTTACCTAGAGGCTGCTATTAATGGTTCTATCAATGAGCGTGGTGAACTAGGTAAGAAGTTTAAGGTTCTTAATGAGGCAATCAATAGCAATAAAACTCCTGTTGATACGCAGACTCGTAAGGCCATGAAACTAATTCTTGAAGAAGTAGCGTCCTTTGTTGTTATGGCTGAGGATGAATCCATGGGTAGACGCTATGACTTTACTCAAATTAAAGAACAAAGAAAAATAGAAATAGTAGAAGTTATTGATAAGTTAGTTAAGTCTAGCCCAGCAATTTCTGAAGCAAATAGATTGATATTTAAACCACTACTTAATTCATATTCACGAGATGTCAATACGGCAGGTCCTACGGAGGTTAATAGATAATGGCTGTTTCTTCACCAGACCAAGCCCGTGCTCAACAGGCTGCTAAAGACAAGGCTAATGCCAATAAGGCTAATGCTTCTCGTGACCAAAAGAACTCTCTTGAAACAAACTTTGGCGGGTCACAACCAAAATATTTTTTAGACTTTGACCCAGGCGGTAGAGTTCGTATTCTTCAGACTCTTGTTGGCGGAGAAACAGAACAAAGATTTTTAATAATTAGTCCAAATGGTCTTGACTATAGTTTTGCTAATAAAACACAGGTTCTTAAAGGAATCCGCAACTTATACAAGAATCAAAAGGAAGCATTACGAAAGCAACTGCTTGACCTTCAGTATATAACACAGCGCGAGTATGACACTCGAAGTGAAACTGCACTTAATAGTGGTGTGTTATCTGCTGCTAATGAGTTCACAACAGAAGTTGTAGATGCCTACACTGTAGAAGGTACAACAAAGTTTCCCACATTTGATAAGTGGTTAAGTGGTAGACCAGCCGCTGGTGATGGCGACGGTAAGAAAAACCTACCAGTTCGTGATATTGAACTTATAGACCGTGATGTAGTAGAAGCAATGGTTAAAGATTTTTATATGGAAGAACTTCAAAAAGAAGTAGACCCAGAAATTATTAAAGCCAAAACTGACCGTGCTATGAAAAGAATTAAAGAAGGTAGTTTAACTACCATTAAAGAAGGTAGTAAAGAAGTAACACGTACTACAACACCACGTTTTTCACAGGCTGAATTACAAGCAGAATTAAGCAAAGAAATACCAGTAGAAAATACTGTGGATTACAACAGAGCACAGAGTCTTAACTTTCTTACTTTTTTATCAGGAATGGAGCGTAAGTAAATGGCAGACTTGGCTACCCTTCAACAGCAGTATGACAATGAATTAAAAACAATTAATGCTATGCCACCAGGGCCTGCAAAAACAAGAATGCAATTAGATTTTGAAACCAAATATCCTAAAGGCAGACCAACAAAAGTAGAAAGTACTGATAACGAAGGCGCAGCAGCAGCATTAGCATATGGTATAACAGAATCTTTAATTGATGCTTTTCCAGAACTACGTCCTATTTATGAAAAGTTTCTGGCTAAGGATTATGCTGGTGCTAGATTAGATTACTTTGCAAGTAAGTACTATCAAAACCTAACTGATTCTGCCAAGACTCGACAGGGATTAAAGGCAACAGCCCGTGGTCAATACGACCAACAACTAGAAGCATACCGTTTAAATCAGCGTAAGCGTTTAACTGCTAAGGGTATTAACCTAGATGATGAATCTTTTAATCTTTTTACAGAAACTGCATTTGATTCAGGGCTAGATGAAAATCAATTAGATATTAAGATTCTTAATTCTGGAAAGTTTGGGCCAATTGGTGGCACAACTCTTGGATTGGTTAATACACTTAAAGCCTATGCTGATGATTACGGTGTAAACAATCTATTAAACCAATCATTCTGGGACCAGAAGTCTATGGATTTATTTGCTGGCAGAATCACAGAGGATGACCTGGAGCAAGAGATTCGTAACCTATCGGCTAGTGCCTACGCTGCTTATGCACCTGGCATTATGGCTGGTCGTACCCTCGCTTCACAAACATCTGCAATTAAGCAAATATATGCAAACCTATATGGTTTAGACCCAGATGCTGTGTCTTATAACACGCCAGATTTTATGAAGTTACTTCAGTATGTAGACCCTAAGACTAAGCAACCAGCACCTATTCCTTTGTGGGAAGCAGAAAAAATTATTAAGTCTCAAGATAATTGGTTGTATTCAAAGCCCGCTCAAGACCAATTCAACCAGGTTGGTGTTGGAATCCTTAAAGAATGGAAACTTATTTAATGGCTGATGCAAGCGTTGCGTTAAGAAAACTTCAGTCAGGTCAGGCATTAAATGATGCTGAAAAAGAGATTCTTGGTATATCTGTAACTGTTGTTACTCCTACCCCTACACCTACTCCAGCACCTATTGTTGAAAATGATTTTATGGAAGAGGCTATTCCTTTAAATTTTAAAGGTAGCACGGGCGGAATCTCTACTGACACATCTAAAATAACAGAGGCTGAAATGACTGCTGCTTCTATTGCTGCTGCAAGAGAACTAGCAATGACACCTTATACAGAACTTTCTGCAGCCGAACGTGATGCAATGAGTCAAGCAGAAAAGACTGCTTATCTTAAAGCAGCCCGTGAAGAAAAAGCACGTCTTGATGCAGAAGAACGTGCAGCATCTGACCCAATGAAAAACCCTACACGGCGACCAGATGCTCCGCCACCTGAAGCAATATCAGGTTCAAATTATATTTATTATTATTCTTGGGTTGGTGGCGGTACAACAGGTAATTGGGAACTTTATCGTGCACCTAATACTACAGAAAATCAAATGGTTTATGGCGCAAGGGCCGTTGGTGGAGAAACACAAGCATCTTTTGGTTCTAGTTCAGGAGCAAATGCTTTAATAAAACAACCACAACCAATTAAAGATAAAGATGGAAACATTACTTGGACTACTGACTACGATACCATTGACTCAGATACAACAACCACTGCAACTGCAACTGCAAATCCTACAATTACTAGTACTTCTACAATTAATCCTACAATTAGTAGTACTGCGACTATTAATCCAACAGTAAGTACTACAGGTTTAGATGCACGAACTGCATCCTTAATCAAATCTTTACAGGACCAAATTGCAGCATTAACCAAACAGGTTACTGGTACAACAACAGCAGCAGCGGAACAAAAAGCACTTGATGAAAAAATGCGTAAAGAAAATGCGCTTGCTAGTTTAACTTCTACATTTAGTAAGTATAACTTGCAGTCTTTAATTCCAAAGATTAAAGAACTAGTTATTAATGGTGCAACTGAATCTACTATTGCTTTAGAACTAGCAGAAACTCCTGAATATAAACAAAGATTTAAAGCAAATCAGGAACGGTTAAAAAAGAACTTAGCGGTATTAGACCCTGGTACTTATATTGGTATGGAAGATTCATATCGCCAAGCATTGCGAGCATATGGACTAAAGCAGTTTGATACTGATGACTATGTGTCTCAGTTTATTGCTAACGATATTTCTGCTAACGAACTATCTAATCGTATTGTTACTGCAGTTCAGCGAGTACAAAATGCTGACCCAGCAATTACTAAGCAGTTACGAGACTTTTATAATATTGGTCAGAATGACCTTGTTGCCTATGTTCTTGACCCTGAACAACAATTCCAAAAGATTGAACGTCAAGTTCAGGCTGCTGAGATTGGTGTAGCAGCAGCCCGTCAGGGTATTAATACTGGTGTTCAAGTTGCTGAGCAATTGGCTGCACAGGGAGTTACCCAAGCACAGGCACAAAAGGGTTATTCAACTATTGCAGATATCTTGCCTGATGCTAAGAGACTATCTGATATCTATGGTACAACCCTTGAAGGGTATGACCTTGGACAGGCAGAACAAGAAGTATTTAATCAACTTGCCTCTGCTCAACGTAGACGACAGAAGTTAACCCAGCGAGAAATCGCAGCATTTGGTGGTTCAAGTGGAACCAATAAAACAAGTCTTACTACATCAAGCGTAGGACAAATTTAAAATCCTGACATGGACCTATCGGCCCCATGCAGCGTAATAGACCGATAGTAGGAGCCAGCCAGTTTCCCCGAACTGACCTGTGGCCTGCGAACTAACAACGAATAGAAGGGTGGGTTGCTATGAGCAACAACAACTGGGATGAAGAAGACGATGACTTTGATACAGACATCGATAACTCTGACGGAAGTGACTTGGTAAAGAAGTTACGGAAGGCAAAGCGTTCGGATGAAAAACGTATTAAAGAACTCACAGAGCAACTTGAGGTATTTTCCAAGGCGCAGCGTGAGTCAACCGTTAAGGAAGTCCTTGAAAAGAAGGGCGTAAATACTAAAGCAGCACGGCTAATCCTAAAAGATATTTCCGAAGTTAATGAAGAGTCAATTAATAATTGGCTATCTGACAATGGAGATTTAATTGGGTATAAGCCTCAGTCAAATAATGACGACACTAATCTTGCGGCATTACGTCAGCAAGACATAGTCACGCAGCAGGGTATTTCGCCAGATAAAGCAAATGATATGAACGCTCGTTTAAATGGTAATTTTGAGAGCGCTGAAGATTTTATTGCTTTTCTTCAATCACAACAATAATATCCGTTCATAGTCAAGGAGACTAAAAAACATGGCAAACGCCTTTACAGATACATCGAGCGGTTCGTTCGGTGGTACAGTAGGTGGCGCAGGTCTCGTTCAGAAGGCATACGACCGCCTTCTCGAGTTCGCTCTCCGTTCAGAACCCCTAATTCGTTCTGTCGCAGATAAGCGCCCCGCACGTCAAGCAATCCCAGGTTCAACAGTAGTTCTACAGAAGTACGTTGACCTTGATGCAGTAACAGGAACACTAACAGAGACAGTTGACCCAGATGCAGTAGCACTGACAACTCCTACCTCTGTCACAGTAACACTTAATGAGTACGGTAACGCAGTTCTAGTAACTCGCGCATTGGAACTCTTCTCACTTGCAGATGTAGACCCAGCAATTGCTAACATCATTGCATATAACCTTGCAGATTCTATCGACAAGGTTGCAATGACAACTCTACGCTCAGGTACAAACAACATCTTCGCAGGCAATGCAACATCTACTGCAACAATTGATGCAGCAGATACTCTTGATTCAGCAGACCTTCGTCGTGCTGTAGCAAAGTTGCGTTCTAACAAGGCTAAGGGCCGTCGCGGAAATGCATACTGGACAGGTATTCACCCAGAAGTTTCACACGACCTTCGTGCCGAAACAGGCGACCTAGGATGGCGCTATCCAAACTCACAGTCTGCTGAAAATTCAAACAAGATTTGGGCTGGAGAAATTGGTGAGTATGAAGGCGCGTTCTTCATCGAGTCATCACGTTTGTTCAATGCTAAGACAGGTGCAGACCAGACAGCATTAGCAACAACAACAGCAACTGTAGCAGGAACATCAGCAGGATTTACTATTGGTGTTGCTTCATCATCTGTTATTGCATCACGCGCTGAAGTTGGCGACAAAATTGCTGCAACAGGTATTGCATCTGCTGCAAAGATTACTGCTATTGCAACAAGTGGTTCAACAACAACTATTACAGTTGATACAGCAAACACTGCAGCAGTAACAGTTGGAGCAACAGTAACTGTAACTCCAGTAACACGTGTCTTTGACACAATCGTTTGTGGTGCACAGGCAATGGCGGAAGCCGTAGCAGAAGAACCACACGTAGTTATTGGTAACGTAACTGATAAGTTGATGCGCTTCCGCCCAATGGGTTGGTACGGCGTACTTGGCTTTGCAGTTTACCGTGATGAGGCACTATTCCGAATCACATCAGGTTCATCAATCGCTGCTAAGTAGTAGTTAATTGACTGTAGGGCTGGGGCAACCCAGCCTTATGGTGAGTCCACTAAAGGAGGATGAATGTCTAACTGGTTGTTTAAGACACCAATAGTTGAAGAAGGTCCTGCAGGCATGCACAGACTATTTGAGTTCTACAAGTTAGACCGTGGTATATCTATTGTATTAGATACTAATGGACAATACCAACAGATTCGTTATCCACTTGATTCTGATTTGCCAACCTATCCTGTTGTCTATCGTGGTGGTTACAACCACACAGT